TGTAAGCCGGTAAGAAATTTTCGCGCCGAGACGTGCGATAATTAATTTTCATCACACGTTCAAAATTTTGAAAAAGTTTTAAAAACAGAAAGCGCGGCAAGTCGTAGGGGAATCCGACTTGCCGCGCTTTTACGTGGGGGCTGGATTAGAGTCAATCTAGGGTTTCAGGTTTCGGGTAGGGGTGGGTAGCGAGCGCCAGCCGCTTGCGCCAGTGCTTTTTCAGAAAGTACACATATCGGAACTGCCGAAATTGAAGGGCTATGGCCCGTTCCTTGTTCTCCCTCAGTGTCTCGCCGCGCTGGCCGCTCTTTTTGTGGGCCGTGAGTAGCATCGGGTGATAATACTCGCCGTCCAGGAAGTAGAATTCGGTCCAGTGATAGCCGCAATATAGGAAGTTGGCGGCCTGATAGACCACTCCCAAGCGCCCGCACCGTTCGTCCGCAAAAGACTGAATCCATGCGACGGAAGGGCATGCTCGCTTGATGTACTTGAAGGCGTAGGAAATCGCCCGGCTTTCGCTGTTCCGAGGGGCCACGTCGGCCAGCCACATTCGGTTCAGCTCCATGTACTCGGTTACATTTGTTCCCGGCACGGTTTTGCCAATGGCCCTCGGGTTGAGTGCATAGCCGAACACCAGCACTCCGGCCAGATTCTGCTTATACCAAACCCCCAGGTGGCAATAGCTGTTGTTCACTACGCGGTGGGAATAATGGTGCTTGAGGACCAACTCGCGCGATAGTTTGGAAGGAATCCAGGCCACGTAAAAGTCGCGCATTCCGAATCCGGCCACGCCGTTTTCGCCTTCGAGGTATTCGGGGTTTTCGCCTGTCGGTAAATTGAAGTTACCGGGGGTAGGCGGATGATGAGGTTTGTGAGCCACAGAGATTCTCCTTCATGGAGGCTCTGTGGCCTTCAGGGTTGGGGCTCATGGCCCTCAAACGATTCATTGTCTTACAGCGGGGGCACTGTATTTCTAGCTCCCCATTGACACATTCCATTGCTAGTAGCCGATGACATTTCCGACAACGAAACTCCTTCATGGTACCTTTCTTTACAGGTTATGCCGAATATTGCTATGCACCTTCCACCCTGATCAGGGGAATGGAGCAGCGGGTTTCGGCTCGTGGTTTGGTGTGGCAGCACCAAGCCAGTGGGGGCGGTGCAACGCCCCCGCCTGTTCCTCTTAGCGCCCCTCCGGAGCAATCCGGAGGGGCGCAGCGTCATGAAGCCTATTCGATTGTCAAAGAACGAATGGTTTATTCAGGGAGGGCTGGAGATTCCGGCCATACAACGGCTTCGGGGAACCCTTCCTGTTGCGGCACGTCGCGAAGCGCTTGAAGTTCTGTGTCCAGGACGTTGATATCGTCCGTGGTGTCGGTCCAACCTTGGCGGACCTCGGATTCATAACGTTGTACCCGCCACATGATTGCCTCGATTCGCCTGTCCCGCTCGGCGCGGACTTTCTCGGCCAGCGCCTTAGATTGTGCGTCCTTGTCCGTGGTCCAAGTTTCCGCCTCAGCGTCCCATGCGGGATAGCTGCCGGGCTCCTGCAAAGTCAGGCCTTCCGGCAACGGGCCGTGGTTTTCAATCTCCAAGGGCCGCGCTGTGGAGGTGTCGTATGCCGTTTTGCCTTTGTAGGATTCGGCCAACGCCCAAGCGCCATCGACAACGCACGGCCATTGGTTGTCACCAGCCTCGGGCGGTGCGGTCCGCAGGGCGTTGCGCGGGGGCGCGGAGTCAGGGTTGGCGGGAGCGGAGCGAGTGTAATAGCCCGAGTCATCAAAATAGTGATTCTGCATGTTATACTCCAAGATAGATTGCGGGCGTCATGCCGATGTTGACGGGCCTGTTTTCCTCGGCGGTGGGGACGACGAGGGATACATCAATTCTCAACCGGCTGCCGGAGTCTGATGTGGCCCCGGCCAATGCGTAGGGTGTGTCCTGCCCGGCAGTGAGCGCTCCAGACGTCTCGGCAGGCACGTCAAAGCGTTGCAACTGGCCGAAGGCGCTACCAGCATGTGACGCCTCCCCTGTGATGTTGCGGATTGCGTCCCCCTGGATGTTGCCCACCTGCCGAGCTGTGCCATCAACCGGGCGTGGAAAGTACCCGTTGCCGTTTGAGTCGAACAGATCAGGCACGTTGATATAACCACCACTACTCTCAATGCCCCATGCCGCTTGGTAGGCAGCGGACAGACCATGAAGCACTATGCCCTGGTCGCTGGCGTCGGCATAAGTGTCGCCGTTAGTCAGATACCAACCTTCTGGCAAGGAGGCTCCGGCAAAAGGCCAGAGGCGGATATCGCCAACGTAGTTTGTCGCACTCTGGGCGGATTCGGTCAGGCAAACCATCTCTGCGCCAGTGCTGACAAACTCATAAACCCGGTACGCGCCCGCAGTAGACCCCATGGCGGGGATATCACCGGCTAGGCGAGCCGGGATGTATGCGGCAGCAAAGTCGAGTCCATGCTCACCCGTTGCATCTTGTTTGACGCGCAAACGGTAACGCCCGCCCGCCCGCATATTGGAGGGAGCGGCCAACGTGGCGTCGCCCGTCAAGGTGACCGTTGCCACCGGCGCTGTCTTCAAATCCCAATCAACGATCCCGTCTACGATGCTGAGAGGGACTTCCGAATTGTTTCCAACTGATGCCCAATAAGTAGGATTATCTGCCGGTTTTTTGGCTCCGCCCCCCCCCACGTCAGGCCCCGATTCGGCCAGAGCAACATACAAAAGGCCGTCTGAATCGGTAACAACAGCGGGTACGGCATAGTCGATGGTTGCGTCCCACGGCAGCCCTCCGCCGAAGCGGGTCGCGTCGTAACCCAATGCGTAGAGCCGCTGAAACAGCCTGTTGAACACCTCCCGCTCCGGGGTTTGCCCGCCCGCCTGGGCGTATGCCACCGGCCAGCCCTCCGCGAAGTCAAACGTCGGTTCGGCCACGTCGCCGGTGTCGGCGAATATCTGTTGGATAATGCCTCGTTCATCTCTTGCCACGTTACACCTCCGTTAATTCCTCATAGGTATATGTCTTGCTGTACGGGGTTTGATCGAACCCCCGCGCCAGATCGTTCCCGGCAAAACCGAACGCGCCGGACAGCGGCACCTGTGTAACCTTTGCCAGCCGGACGCCGCCGGGCTTCGGGACCACCTGTTGGGTGAACAGGTTCTTGATCACCGGCTCGCTCATGTCCGCAACGATGGTCAGGTCCATGCTCATGTCTTGATTGTCGTAGTAGATGGCCTCGGCCGGAAGCTCCCCGGTCTTGCCATCGGCCTTGGCCGCCTGGGACAGGGATTCCGTCATCTCCGGCTGTGACCCGTCCGTGATGGTGTATGCACCCTTAGCCTTGATGACCGTGCGGAAAGCCCCGTCGGCCATCTTGAGCGGGGCCGTGCCATGCGCCTGGGGCGACAGCGGTCCCTGGCCGAAGCCCACGGCGCTGTCGTTGCCGTCGAAGCCGAAGAATCGCACGGACAGGGAGGACCGCCGCAGAGAAAGCCGGGTGCCGATCTGGTCCAGCCAGTAATCGTCGGCCGCGTCGATTTGCGCCTTGTCCATCAAATCGTCGAGGGGCTTTTCCAGCCGCTTGGCGATCAACTCGGAGATACCGTTGATGAGCGCCACAAGCGGTTCGTTGGTCCGGTGTTGCTGCGGCATGAGCGCCAGCAGGTCTTTGCCTCGTGTAGCCATGCTATGCCGCCCCGTTCTTGGTGATGGTGATATCGTCGCTGCTCAAAATGACGGCCTTTTCCAACAGGGACATGGCGGCCACCTCCACGTTCTCCCCGCCCTTGCGGCGCAGGGTGATCGAATTGACCACATGCCCCGGTACGGAGTTGATGGGCGTGTACAGACGCGACTTGGCAACGGCGTCCCCGATGAGCAGACCGTCCATCTCGAATTTGTCTTGCGTGGTTTGCAGATCAAGCGTCCCGGCGAAATAGGCCATGATCCGCTCCTTCAGGAGGCTCACCCCGTTCGTGGGGAAGGAAGCGCCCGGATCAATGTCCAGGTCTATCTCCATGCCCACCTGGGCCGCTCGGTAGAACCGGATAACGATGTCCGGCCCCTTGCGGCCACCGGCCCGCGTGGTGGGGACCGTCACCGCCGTGTCGCCAGCGGTGGACGCGCCCCCCGTCTTCTTGCGCTGAATGGCTTGGGCAATGTCCGTATCCGCTCCGCCGAGGACAACCGCGACGATGGAATGGGGCGGCAGTTCCACGCCCTTGACGATCTTGGCCGCATCGGTGTCGTTCTCTTCGCAGACCGCTTCCAGCACGTTCTGCTGCCTCAAGACTTCGGCCAGGACCGCTTCTCGGGGCGACGTGGCGTTCTTGAACAGCTTGCGGAAATACTCCTTGCGGAAGGAGTAATCGGACTCCTTGAGCTGGCCGAGCTGCCCGGCTTCAGGGTTATCGAGCGTCTCCCATCCGGTCAGGCCGGAAACGATGCCGGTGATCGTGCCCGCAGCGCAGGCCACCGGGCCGCCCTCCACGGATTCCATCGTGCCTTCCGCCGAGCCGTCGGCGTTGATGACAACATCGGCCCGGAGCACGAACAGGTCTCCGGCCGTGGACCGCGCCAGCGAACCGGCGGGCACCACCGTGCCGGGCACGCCGGTCAGAGTCACGCCCACCAGCGAGGGCTCATCCCCGTTGCGGGCGATGGCGAGGATCGCGGCCAGCCCGTCAATCTGCTGGCCGGAGGCGTCCAGGATGGCGAGCGAGTTGGATTGGCCGACCACCTTTTCGTCGAATTCGGTCAAGCGCAGGGCTATCAGGCCGATGGCCGTGCCCTGCGGCGTGTCGGCGTCCACCACGAGATCCTCGCCAAATGCGGCCCGGAAGATTTCCTCCAGGTCGGATTTGTATTCGGAGAGCTTGGTGCCTTCTATGCCGGTTGAGGTAACGATTGCCATGGTGACTCCTTAGACGGATATCGGAAACTCGCCGTAGATGGAGGCCACCTGCGCCGAATAGGTGAAGCGCCGCGTGGCGCTGTCGATGTGGGCCGAAACCTTGCGCACGTCCGTTACCTCCTCTTCCTCCAGGATGGCGGAGGTGATGATCTGCGAGGCGAGGCCGGGCGAGGCCGGGCGCGTAAAGATGGACTGCCGCCAGGGAATGCCCAGGCTCGTGTCCAGGAACCATTCCCCACGCCATAACTTGAGCTTGGTCTGAATGCGCTGCCGCAACCCCTCCAGGCCGGTGACCGGGCTGAAGTTTCCGTCCTTGTCCAGGACCAGGTTGCCGGTGGCGTCGTCTATGTTCCAGGTGCGCGTCATCACCCCTCCTTGGGAGCGGAGGTAACTCCGCCGCTGTCGCCGTCGTGGACATGCGTCGTGTAGGGCACGCCGCCCGCCGTCAATTCGCTCGCATTGGTCAGTTGATGGCCGTCCATGTCGATGTCCGCGACCATCTTTGCCGCGCCGCCATCAACGCCCCGGTAACCGGCGGCCTCGACAATCCCGGTGTGCCGGGTCAGCGGGGAGTCGATGAGCACCGACCCGGACGCCACGATCTCGGCCTGCACGGTTTCCACCCGCACCAAGTTGTCCGAGATGATGCGCACCTTGTCGGGGTGGATGGACAGCGCCTGCTTCCCGGTGTTGGTCTGCAACACGGCGCTTTCCGCGTTCTCAGGGGATATGACCAGCTCTCCGAAACCGGCCAGCGCCACAGCATCCTTGAGTTCCATGATGCCGCCTGAAGGGTCCTCCTGTGCATACGTCTCCTTGAAGCGGTCGATGCCTCGCTGGCACCAGACGAGCAAAACCGGATCACCCTTCCGGAGGGGGAAAAGGAGAGAAAACCCTCCTCCGGAAGGGTGCAGGACAGGGACGTTGTGGAGCATGGGCAACGCTTCGGTGGTCCCGTCCGTGAATTTGCGCCGGATGGCGGGGATGACCACAGCCCGCCGCGTGTTCGGGTCATAGCTTTGGATATGGCCGGGACCGGCGGTCCACAGCCCGACCTTGAATCGGTCCAGGGCGAATCGGATGGCCTCAAGCAGGGAATCCTGGGAACGGCGCTCGCTTCTATTGCTCATAGGGGATGCAATCCAGTTCCGCCGAGAATTGGTTCTGCCGGTTGTCGCCGCGCAGGTACAGTTGGCGAATCTTCCAGTACCCGCTGTATTCCGGGTTGTAGGCCTTCACCTTGAGGACCCCGCCGGGGCGCAGGCCGGGCTGCAAAAGCGTGGTCACCTTCAGGCCTTCCTCGGTTTTAGCCGGGCTGCCCAGCATACCCGTGGCCGGGCTGATCAGTGGCACGCGGTCATCGAAACCGCCGTCCGGCGGCAGGATGACAAGGGTGCCGTCCTCCTCGAACCAGTCGAACTCCATATGATGGAGCAGGCTGTCCATCATGTCGCCGGTCTTGCCGGAATAGGCGTAGTTGTACTTCGTGATGTCCGGCAACGTGTCGAGCCCCTGGACGCCGGACAGGGCGAACGTGGGCAGCGCCTTGCGGATGATCTGCTTGAGCGTGACCGGCCCCAAGAAGGAAAACGAGACATAGGCGTCGGTCAGCTTGAACAGGTTGCCGCCCAGAGAAATGGTGGTAATGCGGTCCTGCTCCCGGCGGGCGCGGTCGATGTTGGCGATATCCCCGTCGAACAGCAGCGAAAGATGGGAGCCGTACCCGGCGAACACGCGCACGCGGTCGGCCTTGTGGGCGATGAACGCCTGGTTCGCCTCGGTCAGGTTGTAGATGGACACCCAACCCTCTGCGGGCGTGGAATCCAGGTTCTTCTTGATCTCGAAGGCCATGCGCAGGTTATTGATCTCCAGCGCCCCGCGCGGGGTGCCGGACTCGCCCACGATGACCCGTATTTTTCGCTTGAACAGACGCATCTACAGTTCTCCGGTGAATACGGTGAGAGACAGGCAAAAAGGGCCGAGCATGAGTGAGACGGAATGAAAACCATCCTGCGTCCACCCTGTGAAGGCCAAGGGGAAGTAATGTTGCTCACCGTTTTTCGAGGTCAGGGACCACAACGGCGGCCAGGAATCGGAAACGGCCAGTTCCAGGTCGAACCGGGACCGGGTGAAGGAGATGCGCTTTGCCATGCCTAGCTCCCCGCTCCGGCAAAGGTTGCGGCGTCCACGGCTTCGCCTTTCTCGATATACAGGAAATCGTGGGTCGCCCCCCAGGCCAGCCGCCCCGGTTCGGTCACCGGCTGGCTGCGCGGGAACGCGACGAAATCACCGTCGAACTCCTGCACCAACCGGATGCCGAACTGCTTCAGGACGGGCACCCCGGCGCAGACGCGGCGGCCCCTGACCAGGGCCGTGCCGTCGGACAGGGAGATGTCCGCGATCCACGCCCCGGCGGCGTCGTTCCAGGAAAGCGTGACCACGGTTTCCTGGCCGCCCGCCAGGACGGTGAAACGTTGGGACGCATCGTTGGTCATGGGGATGATGAGCATGCCTACCTCCCGTAAAAAGAGTTGAAGTCCTGGACGCGCTGCGCCGAAGCCGTTTCAGGCTGCACCTTGCCGCGTTCCACCGTGTCCGTCTTGTTCTGCGCCGGGGATGTCGCCGCGTTTTTCCCGTCTTCCCGGGCGCGGACCTCGTCGGCCCTGGCTCCCTTGACCTTGGTCGCGGGCAGGCTCACCCGCTGCGTATAGGCGAACTCGACCTCTTCCAGGGTCACGGTGAATTCCAGGGCATGCCCGGTTTTCTCGTTCACCGGCGCGGACAGGCCGGTGACAAGCATGTTCTCGTAGACCTGAAGCGACGTGATGACCGTCACCGGCTCGCAGGCGTCCTTCAGGTGCTTCAGCCTGCCCCAGGCGTCCTTCGCCAGTTCCGGGGCGGGCAGGTCGGTGGCGTATTCGCTCACGTCGTAGAGGCGCAGATCGGACACCACGCCGGAGAGCGTCAGCCGGTTGGGACGGATCACGGCGTTGTCGGTCAGGCTCGCCCCGGTCTCCACCGGGTTGTCCGTCTTGTCCACGCCCTGGTCGTGCGCCTCGGTGGGGTGCAGGTCCACCAGCCCGAGGATCTCCACGATATGGGTCTCGTTCGTGAAGATGGCGGCTTCCTGCTCGCGCAGTTGTGCGTTGACGGTGCGCATATCCTTACTCCGCAATTCGGGAATCAAACCCTTGCTGTGTTCTTCGGGAGGCTCCCTGCAACTCGCTACGCATGCCGGATGCAATCGCCTTGGCGTCGCCGCCTCGGGCGTCCACCTTCACTTCACCGACGGAAACGGAGTTGTCCTGATGCACGACGGTGCTTTTGGTTGTGCTCATGGTGGAGGTCCCGCCCACCGGAGCGGTGGGCATTGGGGCCTTGCCACCGACCAGCGCCCCGGCCTGGGCCAGGGCCTTTTGCGTCTTCGAAGGCTGGCCGGTATTCCCGCTGTCCGCCTGCTCCTCCTCATCGTCGCCAAAGAAGTTGAAGAAGCGTTTGATAGCTCCCCACAATCCGCCTTCAGCCCATGCTTTCTTGAGCTTGTCCCATATGGCGATGACCCGGATGATGGCTCCCACCAACGCGGCCAGGCCCATGACGATCACCCCGATGGGGTTGGCGGTGAGCGCACCGTTGAGCAGCCATTGCGCGGCGGTCCAGATATTCGTGGCCCGCGCCACAAGGATGAATTCCCGGATGATGGAAGCCAGCCCCGTGGAGGACAGCATTGCCAGCACGGTCTGCAATCCACCGGCGGCAAAGGCGGCGGTCTTGAAGGCCACCCCCAAGGTAAGCAACGCCGGGCCAGCCAGCAGTACCCATCCGATGATTTGCAGAATGGGGTCGGGCAAGCTCGAAAGCATGTCGAACAGGTTGCCGAGAAAGTGGAGCAGCCCCTCGATTTGTCCGGTCAACCCGGCTTCACCGATCTTGAAGATGAACCCCTCCATCACCGAAGTGGTGGTCTTGAACGCTCCGGGCAGTCCCTGCATCTTGGTCTGCGCCATGCGCTTGCTTGCGCCTTCCGCCTTCAGGAGCTTCAGCAGCAGCTCCTCCACCTTGTCCGAACTGTTCGCCAGGATCAGGCCGAGCGCCCCTTGCTCCAATCCGAAGATGGAGGCCGCCTTGGCCGCGTCCAGGCCACCCCGCTTCATGGCCTTGAAGAGCCCCACCACATCGCCTTTTGCCATGTAACCCTGGAGGTCCTTTTGGGAGATACCCATCTGCTTGAGCGCCTTGGTAGCGTCCTTGGTCGGACTGACCAGCTTGAAGAGCATTGTCTTGAGGCCGGTGCCCGCCACCTCCGCGCCCTGGCCGTTATCCTGGAGCACGGCCAGCATGGCGGCCGTGGCCTCCACCTCGACACCAACCGCCCGCGCGGCCGGAGCGGCCTTGCCAAAGGCAAACCCCATGCGGGCAACGTCGGTATTGGCCGAAGATGCGGAGACGGCCAGCACATCCGAGATGCGGCCCAGCTCATCCACGTCTTTGCCGAACCCCTTCAGGCTGGACGAAGCGATATCCGCAGCGTCGGCCATGGAGAGGGAGCCCGCAGCGGCGAGGTCCAGCACCTGCGGCAGCAACTGGATTATCTGGGCGGAGGAGTTCCCGGCCTGGGCCAGCTTCAGTTCGGCCTCGGCGGCCTGGCTGGCGGAAAAGGCCGTGGTGGCCCCCATGCGCTGCGCTTCTTCCCGCAGCCGTCCCATTTCCTCCCGAGTGAAGACGCCTGCGGCCTGAACAGAGTTGAGATTCTCCTCGAACTGCAACACCTTCACGCCGACGCCTGCCAACGAGCCGGTCAGGACCGCCCCGGCCGTCATCAGCGATTTGCCGAACTTGTCCGCTTTTTTTTGAGCACGCCCCAGCGTGGAAGCCGCCCGGTCGAGTTGGGAGGCGTCTACGCTGTAGAGGAAGCGGGTGATGAGGGTGTCGAGTACGGAGGTCGCCATTTATGATCCTGCTTTGTTCCGGGCTTCGGCCTCGGCGGCCTTCTGCGCCCGGCGGTCGTTTTCCGCCTTGGTTTCGAGGATGTCCGCCATGATCACGAAGTCATCCAGGCTCAGTTCGTGGACGTCTCGGTACTGGCAGATTCCGGCGCTGATCGGTCCTGCGAGGAGGCCGGGTAGGAAGCGGCATTCTTCAGCGCGGAAACGAGGTCCAGCAGGCCGGAATCGCGGACCACTCGCTTGCAGGACTTTTCGAAATTTACGACGAGGCTCCGGATGATCAGCTCATAGACAATGTCGCCCTCCTGATCCTGAAACGCGGTGTCCTCCATCCCGATCAGGTCGGCCCACCCCTTGGTGACGGCCCCGCCCTGGAACCGGATGTGCTCGAACAGTTCCTGCCGCAGCTCCTCCACGAAGGCATGGGGCAGCAGCATCACGCCCTTGACGAACACGGCGGCGCTGTGGGCCAGGGACGTGGCGTCCTGGGCGTCGGTCTGCGCGGCCAGTTCCCGGCGCGTCTTGTCGAGCAGCGTCCAGGCGGCCAGCGCGGGCATCTTGTCGATATGGAACTTGACCGCGCCCCGGTTGAACTCGGGGGCGGTCAGCTTTTCAATGTTGGTGACCATTCGTTCCAGCATGATTTCTCCTTTTAAACGCCGCGCTAGAAGCTGGCGGCGGTGTAGTCGGGTTCGATGGTTTCGAACTCGATCACGTATTCCATGTTGCCCACGCTTCCCTTGCCCAGGGTCGGCAGCGGCGGGTACTTGGTCAGGATGCCGTTTTCGAGCTTGGCGGTGACGCCGTTTTCCGCATCGCGGAAGGTGCCGCTCCAGATGATCTTGGTGCCCTTCTGGACGCTGGAGGCCGAGGACTGCATGAACTTGGCCGAGGGGGAGTTCGGCAGCAGCTTGAGCGTCACGGGGCCGCCCTTGGCCCCGGTGGAGGTGGCGACCATCTTGCCGTCGGCACCCCGCTTGACGCTCGCCAGTTCCACGGCCTCGAACCCCAGGGCGTCACTGTCGTCGGACCACCCGGAAAAGGTGTGGCCGTTCAGTTGCAGGACGCTTTTTTCAAGAGAGAATTCCATTGTGTCCTCCTAGTTTTCGAACAGGGTGGCGACGTCAGCGAAGTGGATGGCCCCGCTGCCTTTGAGCCACACCTTGATCTGCGGGGCCTTGCGCTCGTTGCGGTCGGACTGCGACTGCTCGGAGATGGGGTTGGCGAAAACCAGATACCCGTTGGTCAGGTATCCGTCGAAATCGGTGTTGCCCGTGGTGTCGATCACGTCCTTGGTCATGGCGGCGGAAAGCTGGCCGGGGGCCACGCCGCCGTTGCGCACGGCCTGACGGCACACGGAGGTGACGGCGTTCACCAGCGCGGTCATGCCGCCCTCGGTCTGCGCGATCTTGGTGGGAATCTGCCGGAGCAGGTTGTAGATTTCGATGCGGGCGGCATCGATGAACCAGTCCACGAAGTACCGAACGTCCGCGAACACCCCGGCTTTGAAGGTGTAGCCCTCCACGAAGATATCGTCGCCGGAGAACGGGGTGTAGACGTTGACCCGCTTTCGGTCGAGTTCCGTCTTCTGCGTGGTGCTGAGGTCATCGGCCAGCGTGCCGGGCAACTCCTTGAACTTGAGAGTGATCTGGGAGTTGCGAGCGGAGAAGTCGGTGGACCCCAGCCGCCCGGCGGCGGACAGCGCCTTGAAGTCTTGAGTGCGGCTGAACACGCCAAGAGTCCGTTGCAGGTTCAGTTCCGCCGCTTTGCTGAAGTAGGAAACCGTTTCTCCGGTGATGAGCAACTGCGGATCGTCCGAGTCCTGAAACGCCATGTAGGAACGGGACGCAACCCAGGCATCGGCCTCCGCCTTTTCCTCGTCCGTGAAGGTCGTGTCCGTGGTGACGAAGTAGAACTGGCCGTTCAACTCCTGCAAGGCGTTCAACGCCTCGGTTACGCTCTCCCTGTCCAGGCCGTCCTGGACGGTGACGCCCGAGGCGAGCGTCCAGCCGAGCAGGGCCGAGATGTCGGTACCGGCCGCCGGGGACGAGGCCGGGGAAAGGGACTTGCCCGATCCGGCGGCGGAGCCCGTCAGCTTCATGTATCCGGCCTTGCCGTTCGTGGGCTCCACGAACTCGCACCCGGCCGCGATGCCGTCGGCGGTCAGTTTGGCGTCGATGATCCCGGCCACGTCGGCATAGGACACGGCCCCGGAGAAATCCAAGGCCGCGATGTCCGCGTATTCGCCGCTGTCCACGGACAAGGAGAACCCGCCGTCCGCGATGGCCTGGAATGCGGCCAGCGATGCCACGGTCCCGCCGAACAAGGCGGCAGGCGCGTCGGCGTCGAGGTTGACGCGGCCCACCATGAGATTCTTGAGGAACGGCTCCTGCTGAAAATAGATGTTTCCGGCGGCGTAGGGATCGCTGTTCGCCGGGAAGACCTCGGCAACGGCGTCCTGGTCCGCGAACTTCATCACGCGGGCCGCGCCCAGCGGCATGGTTTCATCCCGCGTGAGCAGGATGGGGATGCCGAACTCGCGCCGCAGAACCCCCTGCGCCACAATGCTGGCGCTGACATTGACGATTTCCTGGATGTTCAGGCTCATGCTTCATCCTCCATAGTACCCCCGAGGTCCGTCTCGGCGGTTTCGTTGACGGTTATGTCGATGGTCGCCTCATTGGTGGCCGCGACTTCGGCCGCTGTTGATCTGGTAACTTTGATCTCCAGGTCGAACTGGGCGCGTTCCTCCCAACGCCGGGCCTGGAGCGAGGACAGGTCGCGCACGTCCGACGCCCGGTGCCAGGTCAAGCCCCGAAGCGCCAAGGCGAGGCGGCCGGCCGGCGTCTCCGGGAAATCCAGCAGCGCCCGCGCCGTGTCCATGGCTCCCTTGCGGTAGAAATTGACTGAACAGCGGGCCAGACGGGAGGTTGTGATCCGCTCCATCACCTTGGAATCGTCCCCATCAATCGGGTAGTGACGGATAGAAGCGGTGCCGATCTTCGCGTGGGAGCGGATGAGAACCGATGCGTAGATTCCGCCCGCCGGGCTCGGCCCGTTGTCCCTGGCCGGGATGACGCGCGAGGGCGGCAACCCGGCTGCCTCGGCCAGCAAGCCGCGAACGGCCCGTCCGATTTCTATATGAGTCAGGGGAGAATCCACTATGCGTCCCCTTCCAGGCGAACGGCGATGATCTCGCTGTGTTCGTCATAGGGGGCACATGACGCCACCCTGTAGTCCAGCCCGTCCACGCGCAGAATGTCGCCCGCGGTTTGCCCCTCGCCGGTGCGCAACGGCTGCGCATCGACGCTGGCGGGCAGAAAGATTTCCTTGGCCGCCACAATACGGTCGCCGCCGTCCTGGGGCAGGCGCTGCAACCGCTCGTCGGCCAGGTCCAGGGGCTGCACCGATCCGCGCGTCGGTATCTCTTCAGGCTCGCCCGGCACCCATTCGCCGTTGTCGTCCCTGGTCCCGGCGCGTTCCCGCACCAACACGAGAGGCCGGGTGAATTCGGGGTCGTTCAACAGTTCGATCATTTGACCTCCCAGGACGCGGCCCTGCGGGCCGTGCCGGATTGGATCATCGGGTTGTCAACGCCCTTGGCCTTGATAGTGGCCGGGGCGTTCGCCGGTTCGTCGAGTTCCGTGATCTGCTCGGCTATCAGATTAGCCCCGTGCTGCCCCAGGAGGTTGAGCGCGGCGTCGGTAATATGGCCCTTCCCTTGGGCATACCGTTCGATCATGCGGGGGAAGTCCTCGCGCATGACATCCACGGCCGGGCGGATGGTGGGCCGCTCCGGGACGTGGACCGAGCCGTCCTTCTTGCGGGTGCCGAACTCGTTCCAGGCCATGACGGCGGCGATGGGCGTCCCGTCCGGATAGGTGGACCGGATGAAGCCGATGTCCAGGGCGCGTTCGCCCCTGGCCGCCGCCTGCTTGGCGTTTTCCATGAACGCCTTGAGACGTTCGCCGCCGGTCACGTTGACACCGCCCGCCATGGCTAGGGCCTCGTCACATCGACGCCCAGGAACGTCTTTCGCTTGAGATTGAGAAACGTCCGGCCATAGCCGGACTGGTTCCACCACGCCTCGTCCTGCGTTTGCGGCTCGGGGCCGGGCTGGTACGTGGTCTGGAGTTTGCCCATACGCTTGGACACGGTCGGCCCGGCCGCCGCCAGGGGGCCGAGCTTGCCGGTCGCGTCCTGGTCCGCCTGATAGTTGACCCCCAGGACGTGCGCGGCGGCGTAGCCTGCGGCGATGTCCGCCGCCGCGCCCCATGCGCCTTCGTCGAGATGCGCGAGATACACTTCGTCCAGCACGACCTGGACCAGCGCGTCCTGCACGTCCGCAAAGACGGGGAACCGGGTTTTAACGTCCTCGGGGGTCAGCATGATTATTCAGCGTCCTCTTTGGCTTCGGGCTCGCTCTTGTCCAGAGCCTTGGCCGCCTCTTCATGGGCCTTGCGGGCCTTGGTGGCGGCTCCCTTGGCCGAGGCCAGCGCGGACTTGGCCGCCTTGACGGCGTCATCGTCCTTGGGATCGGCGTTCTCCGCCTTTTCCAGGACAACTTCGGCCTTCTCCACGGCCAGCATGGCTTCGTCGGACTGGACCTTGAGTTCCAGCACATTGGCCTCGGCCTCACGCCGGGCCAGGTTGAGTTCGCGCTGCGCCAGCTCACCGGCGGTAATGCTGGCCTTGGCCGCGTCGGCCAGGGTGGTCTTGGTGGGGCGCTCGTCGAAGACTTTGAGCATGCCCGCCTCGAAGTAAGCGGGGCTGGACTTGGTCCAGACCGCCACCAGCTCGCGTTCGACTTCCACGAAGAACCGGGCGGGCACGGCTTCGAACTGCTCGTCGCCGCTCTTGCCGGTGTCGATGGCCCCGATGGCCGCCGGGAAGTGGACGCGGGTCTCCTTCCCCTTGCGGAGTTTCGGGGGGATGGTCAGCGAAATGGGCGTGCGCCCGGTGTTCAGGATAAACTTGGCCATGTGATCTCTCCTTTCTACATGCCGTCGCGGTAGACCAGCGACTTGGGGTAACGGATTTCGGCCGGGCCGAACTGGTAATAGCCGTAGAGGTTCCAGTGCATGGCGGTCTGCTGCACGGGCAGGAACACCAACGGGATGGTGTGGTGGGTCATCACGTTGAACTGTTCCTTCTCGGCCACCACCATGCGGTTGGCGCCGCCCACTCCGGCCCCGTCCAGCCGCACGTCGGAGATGATGTCCAGCTCCTTGTGGGTGCGGGCCGTATAGGCGTTGTTCTTGCGCAGGTACTGGAGCACGGTCACGTCGGACTGTCCCGACATGCGGGTTGCGGCCAGCACGTTGTAGGGCTCGGACGCGAGGCGGATGGTGCCGGGGTAATGGTTCTCGCGGGTGGTGAGGATCACGTCGCTGATGGCGTCGTTCACGTCCGCGACCATTTCATCCGGCGTCTTGTTCTTGAACAGCTTGAGGGCCGCGCCGGTCGCGCCGTTGGGGTTGGCGACGGAATCGGCCACGTCGCCAATCTCCACGGCGGAGTTGGAGTAGTAGCCCTCGTAGCCGGTGATCCGAGGCTCACCGTAGAAGTTCACGCGGTCGATGTGCTCCTCGCTGACCTTGCGCATGCCGGTCATGGTCTCTTCCTGCGGGGAGAGGCCGGGGGCGGAATTGCGCTTGCGGGCTCCGGCGGCCAGGATGTCCTGGAGCGCATAGTTGCCGCCCACGAAGGCCACTTCGAGCGGAACGGTGACCTGCTTCATGCGCACCTGCACCTGGGGCACGTTGTTGGCGGCCAGGATGCCGAATTCGCCCCGGCCTACCACGTCCTTGACGTAGTAAACGATGGAATCGGCGTAGCCGCCTCCGGCCAGGATATCGCCGGGGGCATAGAGTTCCTGGTAGCGGACGGAACTGTATTTGCGCTCGTACACGCGGGTTTCGACCTTGGCGAGTTCGCTGCGGAAATGGGACAGACCCGCGCCGAACTCGGCCACGGCGGCCTGGGCGACGGCCGGGGCGGCGTCCATGGCCGCCAACTGCTCCTGCGCCTGGCGGGAGAGAATGCCGTCCATCATGGTGGCCGGGTTCTCGGCGTCCATGGCCGCAACGCGCAGTCCGGCCTGCTCCTCGCGCTGGAAGATGGCGTTGAGCCCCTGCACACCCATGGCGCTGGGCTCGAAGCCGGAACCGGCCGGGGGATTGATTGTCATCAGCATGTTATCTGCTCCTTATGCGGTCTGGTAGTAGCCGATGGAGATTTCCACGATGTCACCGGCATTGCCGGACTCCTCGTAGCGCCATCCGGCGGCTTTTTTGGGGGTATTGGCCGCGTTGTCCGAGGCCACGAAATCGCCGGGCGCGATATCCCCGGCCGCGACGGTGGCGATGTACACGGTTTCCCCGTGCACTACGTCCTCCTGGACCGTGACGAAGACGCGGCCCTTGTCGCAGATCGGCGCGGGTTCGCCTGCGGCGTACTCCACATTGTCCTGGGCGGAGGTGGCCGGAGCCGACAGCGAATGCACGGCCACGCCGACGAGCGTATCTCCCACGGCGGCGGGCAGGGACACCTGCCCGGACGCGCTGCCGCGCACCACGGCCTTGGCCGGGACCACGGAGGCCCCTTCGATCAGATTGGATGCGATGTTGCTGACCGAAGCGTCCGCGCAGACGCCGGGCACACGACTGGCATGGTAAACGCCGTATTCTTCCTGGATGGGCATTGGCTAATCCTCCTTCTTCTGCGGTTCGCCGTTGAGGCTGGCGATGTGGGCGTCGCGGGCGGACAGGCGCGGTTTCTTCTCGGCCTGACCGCCGGGGGCGGCGTCCATGGCCGGAACGGGCTTGGCCTTGGGCTCGACGCGCTTGCAGGCCAGGGAGAAAAGAGCGTCCCTGGCCGGGCCGGACAGGGAGGACGTGTCTTCGTCCAGGGCCTGCTTGATCACGGCGTCCTTGATTTCCTCCAGCTTCATGCCTTTGGGATCGCCCTGGCACTTGGCCGTGGAGAATGCGTCCAGAGCGGCTACGCGCTCTTCCACCGCCTTGGAGACGGCCTTTTCGTCCATGGCGGGTGCGGAGGCGGCTTCCTCACCGTTTTCCCCGCCTTCCGGTTTTTCCTTGTCGGCGGCCGGAGCCGTGGGCATGGCCTTGATCGCGGCGTCCAGCTTGGCGGTGTTGTCCGCCATCGCGGCCGCGAGCTTCTCCAGAGCCGCAACCACGGGATCGGCGTCGCGGGCCACGGGCAACGCGGCGGGGCCGGGGGCGGGCTGGCTCATGCCGAAGCCAGCCAGCTTGGCGAAGAATTCGGCGAACAGGCCGTCTTTTTCCTTCGGGTCCATCTTGTCCTCCATCGTTTGGGGATGTTGATCAAAAACTCGGACCTCCGGGCCGGATCGGCCACGCGGTACGACCGCGATGTGGTTGCCCCGGATTTCCGTTTGCTTGTACTCGTACGGCTCGCCTTCGAATTCGCCCGACTCCTTCACCGGCAGAAACAGGAAGCTGGGACTGATCTGCTCGACCCCCTCCGACAGCGCCTTTTCACCGTCCTCGGATTTGATCATCAGGTCGGTAACCATCGTCCCGTCCGAGGTGTCGATGGCTCCGGACACGTTCCCGTCGGCACGGGCGCGGCTCTTGCGGTCCCGCCCCTGCATGGCGTGCCCCACCAGCACGTCCAGCCCCTCGAAGGACTTGACGGCTTCAGGGTGGAGCACGTCCTCGGGGAGACGGGCGACACGTATGGGCTCGTTGGGGTCGCCGGGCAGGCCGAATTCACCACGCAGATACGTCACGACACCGGGCTGGAATATCCTGGCCCGGCTGATGAGGAAGCCGTTGGTGTCGCGCTGCCGGTTCTCGGTGATGGCGAGACGGTCGGAAACAAGATGGCGAGTTTTCATAGGGGCTCAAGGTACCAAGCGGCCGCCCGGAAGCGTCTTGAACCCGTTCAAGAAAAGAGCCCTTGGCCGCAAAGGCGGCCAAGGGCTCTTGGAGGGATTGATTCCTTGCCGAACACCCTGCCGGAAAATCGACAGGGTGTCCAGACCCGCGACGGCGCGGCCGTCCTCTCGCCGCGCAGTGGTTTATGAACGTTTATAAACTGTCGCCCCGGCGCGTTCCGCCCGAAAACGCACGACGGGCAGGGACGGCCGGACAGGAAACGGCCTGACGGATTTCTCTAGACAAAGCTTAGATTGGTGAGCTGCGAAGGGTCGGTCGGCACTATCGGCATGGCCAGGCAGCGGCATCCGATGGCTTCTCCGGGGTGCCCGTCTTCGAAGCGGTGCTCGTAAGAATAGGTGTTGCCGCTGCGCAGAAAGTGGTTGCCGTGCATCGGTGACGGCTTCCAGACTCCAGCGCCGACCACGAACCGATCTCCGGCAGTGGTCCAGGCATATTCGGTCAACCCGATGGATTGGGCGCGTAGGCGCGAAAATGTCGCGGTGTAGGTGGCGTTGATGTCCAGGGCCACGAACCGGGCGTGTTTGGCCGTCCCGGCATAGAGCTTCTGGAGGTACGCTTGCAGATTGCCCCCCGGCACCTTCTGACCGGTGAAGTTCCTGAAGGCGGCATCCTTGATCTTGCCCATCGTGGCCGCGCCGTAGCGGTCGAAATACTGCATGTAAGCCGCCGTCGCCTCGTCAAAGGGTGCTCCTATGGCCGGGTCTTGCAGAATGTCCAGGGCGGACACCCCGAGCACCTGTTGCACGGTTTCCAGCCAGCGCCGCTTGGCCGTCTTGGAAATGGTTTTTATGCCGTCTGCGGCTCGGATCGAGGCGTCGAACTCCGCATACCACGAGGCAAAGGCCTCCCAAACCTCCTCCAACGGATCGAAGGCGTCGAATGCGCCTGGCCGGGCCTTGTAGTGGGAGAGAATGGCTTTCTCCTTCCGACGAATGGCCGAGGTCAACGCCTCGGCGTAGGCCACGGTATCCTTTGCCAGCAACGCGGTAACGGCCCGGCTCGGCTTGGTGGGCGCTGCCCGCTTGGTTCCGCGCGGCATGGCCTACTCCGGCTCGCCCGGCTCGGGCTGCGCGGCCTCGGTTGGCGGCGGGGCCAGGGCGTCCAGATCGTCATGCTCCACGCCTTCCAGGTTGAGGAACGGCGCGGACAAGTCCACGTCCACCCCCGCCTGTTCCGGCAGCAGCCCCCATTCCCTGGCCTGGGCCGCCAATTCGTCATCCCGCGCCCCGATGTCGAACAGGGTGCGCAGGACCATGGCCTTCTTCAGCATGGCGTCGGCCTGGGTGCGCTCGTTTTCCGCCTGCTCCTTCTCCGTTGGCTGCCACAGCGGAGGCCATTCATAGTGCTCGTCGGGATCGACCCCGGCCAGCGGGAGCAGAATGGGGTCCAGCTTGGTCAGAGCCGGGTCCACGCTCTGCCCGCGCTGGTCCTCCAGCGAATCGTAGTAGTTGCGGATGTCGGATTCCCCTGTTGCGTTCAGGCCGCCGGGCGAGGAGCCCCAAAAGCGGGTCATGGGGATGTCCGCCGCCGCGCAGATCGGTTCGCGGAATTCCTTCATGGTCTGGAACAGGCCGTTGAACTGTACCTGGAGCAGCTCCAGCTTGTCGGCCAGGTCGAGCAGCACCGCGTTGTGGGTGGATTTGGTCGAGTTGATGAACTGCAAATAATCGGTGAGCTGATCGTATTTTTTGGTACCCAGTATGGCCCACAGGTTTTGCAACTGATAGATGGGGGTGCCCACTTCCTGCACGAGCTGGGCCACGGTCTGCCGGACCGACATGTTCTGGAGCAGCTCCTCGAAGATCGGGGCGAGCGTGGACTCACCAAAAAAGTAGTTGTCCTCGCTTTGGTGCTGGGACGGCAGGAAGTTGCCCCGGAACGGGATCACCCGACTTTGATGCACGGGGTGTCCGTAGATGTAATACAATTCCGGCTCCTTGCCGAACGGATAATAGCTCAGAAAAGTGTCGCAGGGCATGACGGTAACGTTGGACCGCTCTATGGGGTACAACCCCCTGATCCGGCGCACATTGCCGATGGGGTCATGGGGCTGCCGGTTGTCCTCCAGGTCCATCAGCAGCACCGCCCCGCCGTTGCGCCGGGTCAGTATCTGCACGTCATACAGGGCGCGGCGCAAATAGATTTCGTCCTCTATTTGGCGCACCGCCTTTTGCTTTTCCTCGTCCAGGCCCTCGAACTTGCGCCAGCGGCGCAGCATGTCGCCGGGCGGCAACTGCACGATTTTGCGGGCCACCCAACTGGAGCGGAACAGCGTGTGGTACACGACCGAGGAACTGGAAAACGGCGTGGTGTCGATGGGCAGCAGGGAAAGGGCCTTGTCCGCATTGGACCCCAGACCGGTCAGGGTGGACGCCACGGCGTCCAGGGCCAGCCGCCGGACGGCCGTATCCCGTTCGTTCTCCGCAGCGATTTGAGTGATGTCCATGATTGCCTCCTTATTGCCGTATGCCGCGCATAGCGGCCATGGCTTCCTTGAAATTGACGCCGGAGATGTCGCCGCCCACCTGCGCCGCATCCAGGGCCATGGCGTGCGCCCAGAATTCATCCGCATGGCTGTCGCCTATCTGCGGGGACGTGAAGAGGATGTTGCCCGAGGGTGTGACCACTTTGCGGATGGCCCGGTGGGCGGCGGCGATATCCTTGCACTCGGAAAACCGGACGCGCCGTTTCTCCAGATAGGATTTGACCAGCCGGGCCAGATACGCCTTGGATTGCGCGTTGAAGAGCACGCCGCGCACCCGGTAGGAGCCGTGGCGCGTGATGGCGTCCTCCACGAACTTCTCCCCCATCCCGGTTTGGTCGATGCAGCAGGCGGCCACGCGGAACCTTTCGAAGACTTCGTCCAACGCGGCGTCCTGCACAGCGAACGGAGCGTTCTTCAGGCGGATGATCTCCCGCAGCCAGAGAATATCCCCCACCAACTCGTAGACCCATATAACGGTGAGGTGGCGGCGGCGGGCCAGGTCCATGCCCACGAAACAGGGGCCGCCCATGTACAACTCCGGCACCCCGGCCAGCTTGTTCTGGCACGGCAGGATGTCGTCCCATTGGATATACTTGTCCATGGATTCGGCGGCGACGCAGTTGTATTCCTGCTGGAAGGAGTCCTCGTCACCGGCCAGGGAGCGGCACTCTTCGATGAAGTCGGCCCGCTCCGCATCGGTCAGGGGGCGGCCCGCGATTTTATCCGCCAGCCCCTGTCTCACCGCGTCGAAGATAGTGGTCTTGTGGTAGCCCCACTTAGGGTCGTTTTCCGCTATTTTTGCCAGCCGGAAGAATCGGCAAGTCTGATCTCCCTCCGAAGAAAGCACCCGTACAGGAAACCCCCAAAAAACAATCGGGCTGGCGGCTTTCCAGAATGCATCGCCATCCTCATGGTGGGCCGCCTCATCCCACACCAATTTCCCGCCCTTGGATCGGAACGCGTTGGGGTTTGAACTGAGCGCGTGGATTTTTTTGCCGGAAGCAAAGCGGACGCAATGGGCGGTGATGTCCTTCTCCTTGTCGATAAGCACCTCGCCCATGTCGGTGGCGGCGATGTCCGCCGCTTTGGACCAGTAGGTGCAGTAGTCGATGTATTCCCTTCCGGCGGTCATGTCCGTGGACGAGAACCAGACGTCCATGGGGTTCTTTTTCCGCCCGGCGTCCCTTACGTCCTCGTAGGCCTGCGTATAGGTCATGCCGCCGCGCCGTGTCTTGCGCCACAGCTTCAGGCGGCTGTGGTCATTCAGATAATTGATCTGGTAGGGGAGAAAATGCTTTCCACGGGCCATGGCGCACCTAGTCGGCCAACACGCCGAGGGCGCGGTCGATCTCGTTCAGGGCCTCGTCGGAGAGTCCGGCGGCACGCCCGGCCGCACGCGCCTTTTGAGCCGCTTCGGCCATGGCCGCCTTGCGGATCTCGTCGCGGTAGCGTTCGCGGTACACGCTGGAGCGCTGGAGCTGGGCCACGGACTTCAGAACATCCGAAACCGTCTTGAGATTCTTGACCTTGTTGTCCACCACCTGCTCGAAGACCTCGGACATGAGCATCTTGGAGACGGCCTGCTCCAGGTCCAGGGCGTCGATGTCCTCGCCGCAAAAAGCCTTGGCCTTCAGCTCGTTCTTGCGGACCACCTGCCACACCTTGAAAAAGTCGTGACCGAACCGGCCTACCGTGGACCGGGAAATGTCGTACCCCTGATCCTGAAGCCAGTCCGCGATCTCATCGTATGTCTCGCCGGTGATGAGTTTACGGTCTATGGCGTCCCGGATATCGGGCGGGAGCAGATCAATCTTGGTGCGCGGGCGCAGGACCGTTCGGCTTTGATCCGTGGCGTCGGCCACGTCAAGCTGATCCTTGGCGTAATGGGGGCACGGCGACCCCTTGCCGCAACCGGGGAAGTGCCGGGCGATGGTCTTGGCGGTTATCGGGTATCCCTTGTCGCGGAGATAGCGGGACAGGGCCGCATATCCGATGCCGGTGACCAGTTTTTTTCGGAACTGTCGTTCCACCTGCGCGGGGAGAGTCTTGTAGAATGGCTGCTGCATGGAACTTCCTGATTTGAGTGATGGCACCCCGCTCGCGCTGGCTGCGGGACGCTCGCGGGGTGCCGGGTCAAGGAGGCGATGCCTTGGTTATTCGCTCTTCCGGTAGCTGGCCGGGTCCTTCACCTTGTCGCGCAGCTTCCGCACGTCCTCGACGGTGATGGTGTCCTTGTTCATGTCCTGGACGGCGGAGATTACGGCGGGCACGGTGTGTTCCGCCGCCAGCCCCAGGAGTTCGAGAATTACGGTTGTGTCCATGACTTGATTCCTTCAATGCCGGACGTAAGCCGGGTATAGAGTGCGGTCAGTTCGCCCAGGTTCGACAGGGCGTCGGCAATGGCCTGGGAGGCGATCTCCTTTGCCGAAGCGTCCGCGCCGCCGTCCTGGGCGGCCTTGACGTAAGTCTCCAGAGCCAGGGACGCCGTGTCGAACGTGGCCTTGTAGACGTTCGCCACGTCCGCGATCTTGTTCCAGGTTTCCTCGCTGATCAGGCCACGGTCGGCGGCGTCGCCCGCCGAGGTCATGACGGCCTCGTAGCTGTTCGCCATGATGGAGAGGCTGGAATACGAGGTCTGGGTGAAGTCCTTGTCGCACGCCGTCAGCGCGGACAGGACGAAGATCAGCGCAAGCGGCAGGAGCCACTTGGCCGGATTGGTCCATTTGTTCATTGCTCTTTGCTCCTTTGCCATGCCTTGAACCCGAGGGCCGCAGCCACCAGCATGGCGGTTTGGGTATCCATGGGGGCCAAGGCCCCGGCCTTGATGCTGATCACCGTCCAGGTGAGCATCACGTCCAGGACCACGAAAGCGGACAGATAGCGCATGGCCGACGGGCGGCCGTCCTGGCCGGAGAAGATGGCGTTGAGGTAGGAGAGCATAGTCATTTCCCCGCCTCGACCCGGCCCAGCGCACGGAACATCTTCTTGATGTCCTCATTGAGTTGGTCGATGTTTTCGGACAGTCGGTCCATGGCGGCGGCCAGGGGCTTTTCCCGTTCGTTGACGCACGTCTCCAGGCGCGTGACCTTGAGCCACAGCCTGACGTATCCGAAAACGAGCGCGGCGATGCAGGTCCCGGCCACGGCGTTGAAGACGGCCCACCAGTCCATGGCCTACGCCCCCTTGTGCAGCCGGTGCCAATCCAGGGCGGCGGCCTGGGAGACGTACATCTGCCCGCCGTTGCCGTCCGGCACCGCGCCCCAGCGGGCACGCTTGCCGCGCACGTCCAGGTGGAAGCCGGGCCGATGCCAATTGGGGTAGATGCCGAACCCCACCTGATCGGCCAGCCCGAACGCTTCCAGGAACTCCTCCACAAGGCGGACCTGTTCCGCGAAATCCAGATCGCAATCAATCCGGAAATCGTCGGCATTTCCCTTGTAATGCTCGGACTTCGTGGCGTGCCCGGAGGCGGCGAAGGCGTTGTTGATATGGATGGGATAGCCCAGCCAGTTGCGCAGGGCGTCCTTGATGTAGACGAGGCTGGCGTTGACCTTTTCCGGGTCGCCCCAGTTCTCGTCACGGGTGAAATTCCTCACCCGGTCCCAGTCGGTCGGCTTGAAATCTTGTATGCTCATGAAAAGACCATACAAATGAACCGCCTCAACTTGTGTTGAAGCGGTTCAATAACCGGCTGTGGGGGTGTCTGCCGAGGCTAGAAAAGGGAGGCCTGGCGCATGGCGGGAAGCTGCTGCGGCGGGCTGGGCGGAGTATCCAGTATCTTGCGCACCGCCCGCGTGGTCAGGTGGAACTTGCGGGACAGGGCGTAGTGGTTGCGGCCGTTGAATTCCTCATGGATGGCCTTGTCCCGCAGGTAGCGGGACACCTTTTCCAGCTTCGGGAAATAGATCGTCGTTTGCTCGAAGTGGTGCAGCACCACCTGGAGCTGCTCGGCGGACAAAATGCGGCGCAAGGCGCGGAACTCCGGCCGGTCGCCGCTGCCTGCCCGGCCGTCCAGCGACTTGGCCTTCATGATGAACACCTCGCTCCCGCCCATCTCCCGCAGCACGGCAAGGCCGGTTTCCCGGCCCACCACCGCGAAGAAATGGCTCATCTGCGAAGAGAGATTGAGGTCATGTGTATCATGATCGTTGCCCATGCGCTATATTTAGCGCAATTCGTTCTATTTTGTCAAAAGCTACCGCAGCCGAATGATTTCCGTGGCATTCTCA